ACACTTGTAGAAGCCGGCTCCACCTAAGCTAAGTATATGATATATATATATATATATATTTATATTTTTTTATTTTTCTAAAAGTGTACCAGTGTACCTACCTCTAGCCCTCTTTTTTTATTTATAGGTAAAAATAAATATATATACTAGAAGTGGGTACACTGGTACACTTTTACAAAAATCGCACCTATCTTTTTGATTTAATTAAACAAACCAGGTACACCTGGAGGTACACTAGTAGTACACTAGTAGTACACTAGTAGGATATTTCTAAATATCCCCTGCTATGTAATGAGTTATTTTCTGTGTTGGATGTCTCTTGTTCGGTTGCTGCACTGTCACTAACTGCCCTCTGCTGACTAACTCTTTAACAAGAGCCGCCGCATTTTTAGGTCTTCTATTTTGCTTAATAGCTTTAATTATCTCTCCCACTTTAACAGGCTCTCCTCCGCTATCACGGAACGCTTTTACAAACCCTGCTAAGACTACCTCCAAGTCCTTTTCGCCCTCTCCTTTGCCCATTTCAGAGACTTCATTAGTGATAAAACGGTCAGTCTGGAACTTGTGGAACTGTATGCAAGCCTCGGCCAGTTCATACGTGACAACAGCTTTAGAATCCACTGCATTGCACAGCAAACGCATCAGCATCTCCTCCATACGCACGAACACTCCGAGCGCCGGGGCAGACTCCCCATTAAGCGCAAAACAAGAAAGCGCATCTTGCTGACGTTCGCACAAATATTCATCTACAATCCGAGCAGCAGACGCTTCTATAGAAACCTCTATTTTATTTATAAGCCTGGCCTCTGACCTAGCCCGGTAAACTGCGTCACGTTTTGCAGCTACAATAAAGTCCATCTTAGCTTTTGGCATTTGTTCTTTTAGTTCTTTCTCGCAGTCGGAAAGCACTGAGTCCACTGACACAGTAGGAACAAGAGCTGCAAAGGAAGCTAAATAAACTTCGAGGTCTGTACTAGGTTTAAAAGTTTTTGTTCCTGCTTCTCCTCTAATAAAGCGAGTTAAGTTGATAGTTGTCTTGCCGTTAAAAACGAAAAATCTGGGTAAAAATCCGTCTGCCATGTCATCTAAAGACATGCTGCCTTCGAATTTATTTGGCTGGATTAGCATCCACAAAGAGAGCATGCCTCCATCTATAGGCGGTACCTGGTACGATAACGAGCCTCCGGGATGTAGCCAAGTTCCCCTGTCTTTTCCGGTTGTGGACTCCTTAAAATACTTCTTCAGAGACTTGGCGTAGGCCGGTGCGTTTTTTGCTGTAATGGTTTCTAGGTAGTCTCCTGATTCATCTACTATTACTGTTCCTGCTCCTCCTGCTGAATAAAGTGAGGTATGTAAACTTTGTACGGAATTTTGAAAACCAAAGACCTGCGGATATTTACCGCGAAGACCAGCGATAGTTAGAGTTCTCTCTACAATGTCCTTTAAAGTAGATTTACCTGCGCCTGTTCCGGCTATAACTAAGCCGTTTACAAACGGCCAAGCGCCCTTAAAGCGAAAGGACTCTGCTTTTAGAGCGCCTGAGATCATAAGAGCGCCAGCAAAGCAAAGCTCTAGAGAAAGAGTTGGAGTGTAAGCGTGTATTTCTCTAACTAACATTCCTAAATCCCCTGGGAAGTTTAAGTAGAAGTCATCCGGCAGGGATTTTGAGGAAATATTTTCTGCGTGTTCTAGTTTTTCTTGTGCGGCTAAGTGGTCTTGTTGGAACTTGGACTTTAATCTGTAGTTTCTTTGATCGTAGAAGTAGGAGATTAGATTCTGCCTCCTTTTTCCTGAGATGAACTCTTCAGCGTCCTTTGGAGTGCAGTACTTAATAATAAAAGCATCTATAAGAACAAAGTAATCCTCCTCTTTGGCTGTAATTGGAAGGACGTTTTCCATTACGTGTTCTATATACCGGGTGATTGTTGTTCTTCTTTCTCCGGGAGAGAGCTTCTTTGCTGGAAATTCGAAAGGCTTATAAGAAGCAGGGCCGGTGCCGTTAGCTCCGTTCGCACTGCCGTTTAGTCCGGCATGCCCGTTTAATTTAAAATCATAAAAGCTAGAAGCGCCTAACCTATCAAATAACTCTTTAAGTTTATATTTTGGGATGTCACGGCGACGAGAGATAGTGACTCTAAAAGGAGGGTCATACTTTAAGTTATAAAAACCTGGGATTCTAAGAACCTGGGAAGTATCAGACATAGACTGATCCATGCCCGGCACTAAAGAGTGTAAGTATTTCTGGAGAGCTTCCCAATATAAGATGTTCTCTCCTACTGCTTCCTCTTTCTCTATAAGAAAATACAAATGGAATTTCTTATTTGAGCTTTGGACTATGTAATGGGGCAAAAGCTTTAATTGGGCAAGCTTTTCCATCAGGAGTTCTGGGTCTGCGTTGTCGGTATCTATGGCTAGAGTTGTTAGGTGAGTTATGTTCTCTCTTCTGCCGCAGTTCAGATTCCCCTGTTCAGGATCTTTAGGAACTCCGTTGCCCTCATTTATAAGGAAATAAGCAGCATGCCCGGCAGTGTGGGCGATTTGCAGTTCTTTTTGCGTAGATGAAGTGAAGTAATCTTCGAAAGTAAACGCACGAACTCTGTTTTTAGGAGAGAAATATTTACCTCTCGGCATTACAGAGTTAGGCAGTTCCGGCTGCATGGAGACAGTAATTAAGTTAAAGCCTAAATCTCTAAAAAAGGATTCTAGAGATGGGTGTGCCTTTGCTTCTTCTTGCTGCATTCTTTTCCTTGAAATTTAACTTAGAGAAGTTTCTAGTATTTTAACTACTGTATAATTTAGGGATCTGTCCTCCTTATGGGCCTTTATGAGAAGCAGCCGGACTAATTCTTTAGGTAAATATAGGCCGACTCTTTTTTTCTCTGTCTTACTTTGTTTTTTGGTGCTAGTTTTCATGCTTTTGAATAAAAGTGTTTAAAGTGGGGGAAGAGAAATGTAAGGCGTTTCTTTCTTTACGTCAATAGACAATTTTTGTAAACAATTACTAGACAAAGAAAATTATTTAGAGCTATACTGCTAAGAACAGTTACTAAGAGCTAAGGAGCGTTCTTGAAATTATTCCCATACCAAATAGACGGCGTAAAAGCTCTTATAAGTAAAACAAGATTTCTTTTAAGAGATGAGCCTGGTTTAGGAAAAACAGCGCAGCTTATAAACGCCTGTAAAGTTATAGCAGCTAGGAATGTCTTAGTAATCTGTCCTAAAAGTATGGTTCTTACCTGGAGAAGAGAAATAAATACTTGGTGGCCCGGTACTACTGACTTTACAGTTATAAATCATGACAAACTAATTGGCAGAGAATTTAAGGGGTTCCTACGTGCGTGGGATGTAGTAATAGCAGACGAATCTCACATGTATTTGAAGAACGGAGCTACGCAGAGAGCTAAAGCCTTTATGAAAATAATTCCAAACTCGAAAAGAGTCTGGCTGGCAACTGCTACCGTTGCTAGTAAAAGTGCGGAGGATTACCACTGCACACTTAAGATTTTACTTCCTGATCTTATGAAGGATTGGAAGAAAGATAAATTTCTAAAAAGGTACTGTAAAAAAATCCCTGAGCCATTTTCTTACTCAGGGTATAAGTACGAAGGCTTTCAGAATATGGAGGAGCTGCACAAAGTCTTCTCTAAATGTTCTCTTAAGCGAACTGAAAAGGAAGTTTCCTTGGAATTGCCGGAGCTAACAGAAACAGATATACCGGTGGAAGTTGTTTGCAGCATGACTCCTGAAGAAAAAGAAGATTTGAAAAACCGCATAATAGCCGGGGAAAATATTAGTCCATCCTATCAGGAGAAACTAAGAGAGTCCGGCTTAGGAAAGATTTCCTCTGTAATAGAACTGCTAAATACTTATCCACCGGATAAGAAAGTAGTTGTGTTTGCTTGGCATAGGGAAGTTGTGCAGCAGTTAAAACTTGCAATAGAGGACGAGTGCGAAAGCCGGACCTGTTCTGTAATCTCCGGCGAGGTTACTTCATCGGAGGAAAGACAACAAAGAATAGACGCTTTTCAAACAGGCAGCTTAAACACGTTGCTTGTAAACATATCTTCTGGAGGAGCCGGCATTACGCTAACAGCAGCAACGGTTGGCATATACGTGCAGTTTCCTCACAGCGTGATCCATTGGGTACAGAGCCGGAAACGCATACACAGAATAGGTTCGAAAAAGCCTGTGCAGATAATTAAACTTATGGCAAAAGGCGTAGATGAAGAAATTTTTAAAGTTTTAAGTGAGAGAGCTTCTTATATAAAGGAGGTGGAAGGGTGATTAGAAAATTATTATGTTTTTTTGGGATACACAGGCACGTAGAAATAATAGACGAACAAGTAACTAAGGAGTGGTTTAATTTGTGTGATATTGCAGGATTTTCTAATCCAACGTCCTGTACTTATGCTAGATGTTCTGACTGTGGGCATGAATACGGTTCTAGAACAGTGGGAGTAACTTTAAAATTACCTATGCAAAAATCAAAGGATGTGGAAGGGTGACACGTTGTGATAGGTGCGACAAAAGAGTTCACCATACGATAGCTGTGACAGACCAGCCTGATATCTTTGATTGCGATCTGTGCGAAGAGTGCTATCGCCGGTGGAAGAAAAATACTTTTGAAGAAGTAGCGAGAAGAGAAGGCATAAGAGAAGGCTTTGCTGCTGCAAGAGAGTTCGGCCCTACTATACACGAAGACGGATACTGGAGGCAGCAAGTTAAATACGAAACTGTGGAGGAATATGAACGAACCTTGGATACAACTATATAACGGAAAAGCTTTCTACCCCTGGATGCCACGTAAGGAGGACTTTGACTTAGAAACTATCGCTGTTTCTTTAAGCCGGATTCCTAGGTTCCTGGGGCATACGAAAGAGTTCTACTCTGTAGCGCAGCATAGTATAGATTGTTTGCTGTCTTACCCCTTTGATTCGCAGTTAGAAGGGTACGATGCTGGTATGGAAGATAGGATTCGTATCTGCAAAGCGATTTTGTTTCACGATGCTCACGAAGCTTTTGCTTTTGGAGACATACCTCACCCTGTAAAAGTGCAAGTAGGTCTGACGGGCAGTGCTGCTATAGAGGTAACAAATAGGATTATAGATGGAGCTATAGCTGAGTGGCTCGGCATAGATGAAAACTTATTTTACACTCCTGGAGTTAAGCACGTTGACATGATTGCTCTTGCTACTGAGAAAAGAGATCTAATGCTGCCGGAGGCTATGTCCTGGGGAGCACTTCCTCCTCCGAGAGAGGAGAAAATTTATCCTAAAGAGATGCAGTTGGTTGCACAGAGATTTATAAATTTGGCTAACGAATTAGGAGTTAAGTAAATGGAGCTTGTAATACACTGTTCAAAATGTGGAACGCAGTTGTTAAGTCATGCAGAAATGAATGCGATTAATCCCCTCTGCCCAAGCTGCAAAGCAGCCGGCACGATAGCAGATGCCCTGCTTACTCCTCCTTTGCAAGTGAAAGACCTTGAACGTGAAGATTGGGTAGCCAACCAATCTGAAAGGAATGCTCCCTCGGAAATCTCAGACACCCTTAAAGAAAGAGGCTCGGACTATGGCCTATTTCTTGATCAAGCAGAGATAACTCAGAATTTAAAAAGTGTAATGAGAGCTACTCGTAACTGGCATAAACTAGACCCGGATATGAAGGAAGCTTTGGAGATGACAGTACATAAAATTGCCCGTATCCTTAACGGAAACGTATATAAAGTAGATTCCTGGTTTGATATAGAAGGCTACATAAAACTTGTGAGAGTTAGAATAGAAACAGGGGAGAAAATTTAATTATGGCTATAGGAATAAAAACTGAGAAGGCTATTAAGGAAGTGATTAAGGTAATTCAAAAAGGCGATCCAGAGGCTAAGGAGTGGCCTGTTTATGTCAGCCACAAAATAGAGCAATCGGGAAATATCACTTTTCAGATTAGAGAACTAGTTAGAGGTACTTTGCTTGCTACGTTCTCCCTCAAATCCATCATCAGCAAACGCTACCCTAAGAGGAAAAAGAAATGACCGTAGTAGATTTTGCATTATTATATCTAGCAAGCGTACTTATAATTATCTTATTCTGCGTAAGATGCAGCTCTAAGTGGGTTAAGTTTACTCCTGAGATTAAGCCTGATCCTAACCACTGCAATGTAGACCACTACTACAGAGTAAAAGGTAAAGAGGTGCAGATAAGAGCCGTAGCCCGGCCTTCGGATGAGGTAATTGCCCTTCGTATGGAGATAGAAAAATTGCAGTCTGAGAATGTAATAAAACAGTCTATAATAGAGAGTTTTACAAAATGTCGCTAGAAGATATGTTCAAACGTCCTGGAGCTAAAGAAATAGGCATGGAGCCGTATAAAGATGTACCTCTCCCAAGAGTGCCGGAGGAAGGTGCGATAGTCCTGCAAAGTGATGGCCGGCATTTCTTGGCTCTTATAAATGGAGTAAGCCATAGGATAGGAGAAAAAGAAGCCAGAAAATTGCAAGCTTTTTTAATTAAACACTTGGAGAATCTAGATGAGCAACCATGATTGGCCGGGCGATCCTGAGATAGAAGAGACTCCTTTAGAGAAATTTCTAACTAGGAAAAAGAATTACGCAGTGCAGATTGTTTGCATAAACTGCGGAGATAGGAGCTACTATTCTTTCCCTAAAGGCACTCTTATAAAGGGAACTTGGAAAGCCTGTAAGAAATGCGGCTGCACTTTAGGACAAACTAAGTGATAAGCATAGTAACTTTTAAATGGAAGTCTTTGCACTCAAGAGGGTTTACTTCTCTTCACGTAAATATTCTCTACGCCATGATAAAAAGAAACGTGAAATGCCCGTTTAAGTTTTTCTGCGTAACAGATGATAAGGAAGGAATTAATCCTGAGATTACTTCTCTTGACCTCTGGCCTGAGCCGGTAATGCCGGAGACTAAAACTAAAAGGCCGCAGTGCTATAAGCGGTTAGAGTTATTTTATCCTGAGATGAAGGAAGTTTTTGGTCCAAGAGTTGTCTGCATGGATCTAGACACTGTGATTGTAAAAGATATTACGGGAATTATTTCTACGCCTGGGGAATTTGTAGGGTACAATAAACGCTACATTCCTTACCAAGGAGCTTTCTTTATCCATGATATCGGGAGCCGGCCTTACGTCTGGACAGATTTTGATCCTCTCACTTCTCCTAAGCTTGCTAAGAAATACGAAGGAAGCGATCAAGCTTGGCTCTCTTACAAGCTTCCTCCTGGAGAGAAAGTTTTAAGAAAAGAAGACGGTCTATATTGCTACGATGCTGACAAAGTAAATAAAGCAAAGCCTCTTCCTCCTAACTGCAAAATGGTTATTTTTAGGGGAGGATACAAGCCTCACTACGATAAAGTATTTAGAAAACATAAGTGGATTCAGGAGCATTACAGGCTATGAAAGTTAGAGATTGGCATTTGCCTCCTGGAGAAAAGCATTTAGTTCCTTATATAAAAAGAGATAACGGATACCAACAGCCGGAAAGAGATCACGCTCTATCTTACGTAAGAGAATTTTACGTAGCTGTAGATATAGGAGCGCACGTAGGGCTTTGGGCAAAAGAACTATGCGAGAGATTCGAAACTGTCTACGCCTTTGAGCCTATAAGAGAACACGCTAATGCTCTTAAGTTAAATGTTCCCTCTCCTAATCTTTATGTCTATGAGGTAGGTCTGGGTAAAGAAATAAGCGTAGCCGGATTTGAAGTGCCAAAGGGCAGCTCAGGAGGTACTCACATAAACTTAAAAGGGACTAGTCATCCTATACGCACTCTAGATTCTTACCCCTTTAGGAGAATCGACTTTATGAAAATAGATGTGGAAGGGCATGAGCTGGACATATTAGTTGGAGGTAGGGAAACTTTGCTGCTGCATAAGCCGGTCATCAATTTAGAGAAAAAGCCGCATAAGCATATGAGCGTTCCTCCTGAAGCGGCAGGAGATTACTTAGACTCCCTTGGAGCTAAGCTGCTTGGAACTTTTAAAAGTGAGCTGGTGTACGGGTGGTAAAAATAAGCATAAGAATAGGCGAGAGTGATAGCAAGTGGATTCTCGGCCGGCTTGCTAGGGAACTAAATAAAAGACTTGGATGGCCTATAAATGAGGACAAAGCTGACATAGACTTATGCCTTCCTTATCTTATGTTTGACCGTTCAAAAGCTCCTCTTAAAGTACCTCTCTTTACTCACCGGGAAGAGGCAGTTCTTAGAAAAAAAGATGCCTTTGACAGGATTGCCTCTATTGCAACTAAATCTGTTTCTCTATCTGAGAACACAAAAAAATTGTTACTTTGGAACCAAGAAGGTTCTACTGTAATTCCTTTAGGCAGTGACTTAACAAAAGTAGTTAGGTTTGGGGTAGTAGGAAAAGCTCACAGTTCAGGCAGGAAAAATTTTGAGTGGCTTACAGAACTCTCTAAAGATTTTCATATAGCCTACCGGGTTCTTGGGGAGGACGAGAAATCAAGAGCTGACTTTTATAATAACATAGATTTTCTTTTAGTTACGTCCTCTGTAGAAGGGGGGCCGGTTCCTGTATTAGATGCAATAGCTATGGGAGTTCCTGTGATAGCGCCTGATATTGGCTGGTGCTGGCAGTACCCTTGCATAAAATACGAGAGGAATAGTTTAAAAAGCTTAAAGAAAGTTCTTTTAGGACTTAATACTAAAAGAACTTGGCAAGACGTTGCAGAAGATTACAGGAAATTTTTAGAGTGAAATACTTATCAGTTGCGGCCATAGTTAAAAACGAAGCTCCTTACATAGAGGAGTGGATTTGCTTTCACTTGCTGCAGGGAGCCGAGCATTTTTACATATATGATAATGACTCTACAGATAACACCTATTCTATATTAGAGAGGTACAAAGAAGCCGGCATAGTTACGCTGGAGAAATTACCTGGCTCTGCTCAGCAGTTTCCTATGATTGAAAAAGCTCTAAAGGATCACGGCCATAAAACAAGATGGATGGCCTTTATAGACTGTGATGAGTTCCTGCATGCTGAAAGTCCTTTGCCTCAATTTTTAAAAGAGTTTGAAAGTTACTCAGCTCTTGCAGTTCACTGGTTCTTATACGGCAGCAAGCAGCAAGTAAGTAAGTATGATTTAGTTATAAATAAGTTTTCTTTTAGAGGGCCGGTAAATAAGCACGTTAAAAGTATTGTGCAGCCTAGTAAAACAATCTCCAGGGGAAAAGATTCTCACACTTTCTACCTTAAAACTCCTGCTGTAAATGAAAACAAGATAGAGCTTCCTAAAAATTACGCTATTAAATCTCACCCTTCTGCTGCCCGGATAAGGATTAACCACTACCACGTTAAATCTTACGAAGAGTTTTTAAAAAGAAAGTCTCTTCCAAGAGTCAGCACCGGCACTTACATAAAAGATATTGGGGAGTCTTTCCGGCATCATGATCTTAATGAGTATTACGATCCGTTTACTTATCAAGTTATCGAGGACGTAAAAAATCTTATAGAGAAGTACAGATGAAAGTTACTCTTATAACTCCAACTGGGAACCGGCCGGAAGCTTTTGCTCTCTGCGAGAAGTGGATTTTTAACCAGACATATAAAGGGCTGATAGAGTGGATTGTAACGGATGATTTTCAGGAAGCTCCTACCAGATTTACGCTAGGGCAGATTGCAGTAAAAGCTCCTAAGCTTTGGACTCCTGAAATAAATACTCAGCGTTATAACTTGGACGCTTTGATGCAACGGATTACCGGAGACTACATATTCGTTATAGAGGACGATGAGTACTACGCTCCTAATTACATAGAGGAGATGCTTAAGCTTCTGGAACATTCCGATATAGCCGGGCTTTCAAATTCTAAATATTACCATTTAAGAATCCCTGGCTTTAAGTATATGGACAATTTTACGCATGCTTCTCTTTGCCAGACTGCCTTTAAGAAAAGCGTTCTGCCTCTATTATACAGAGCTGTGCATTCCGGGCATTACTATTTTGATATAAAACTTTGGGAGTATGCCCTAGCCGATAAGCTTAAGAGTACTTTAGTGTCAAATACTAACTGGTCTATAGGCATAAAAGGAATGCCGGGAAGGGCCGGACTTGGAGCCGGACACGCAAGGGTCGGTTATAGGGGGGATAATGACCATAAAATCTTTCAGGAGTGGGTTGGACAAGATTGGGTTTACTACCAAAAATATTTAAAGTAAGTTGTAAAAAAGATATTGACAAGCAAAAGCTTTGTGTTATTCTGGGCTTCCTATGAAAGACGAATGGACCACGCCTCAAGCATTATACGATTGGCTAAATGATAAATGTAATTTTAACGTAGATGCAGCGGCTACTTCTAAGAATACAAAATGCAAAAAGTTTTTCTCTAAAAAGAAATCTTTCATAGATAATTGGATTGACCTATATAACCAAGACAGGGTTTTTTGTAACCCTCCGTACAGTCTTGATAGAGAGTTTGCACAGCTTTGTTACGCTCTTTATGAGGCCAGCAGTATTGATACAGTTCTCCTTTTGCCGGTGCGTTCAGACCGTATCTGGTACAACAAGTTAGCAAATTCTAAGGGCGTAAGAGTTATTCCTTTCACAGGCCGGATTCATTTTGGCAATGCAAAAGGCGGCGCTTTCATGTACTCTGTCTTATTTGTAATCGGCTTCAAAGACGTTAAGTTTCCTAAGTGGATAGATGCCGGGCAATTTAATAAGAAAGGAAGAGGGAGCGCCACAACATGAAATGTCAAGACAAATGTAAATGTCCTCACTGTATGAGTAAACCCGGCAGAGCTTACGTTCAAGTTATGATTGGAGATACTAACGGACTGCCTGTTCAAGTAGGTAGCATAGTAATAGACACAGACCCTTTGCTTGTAGAGGAGTGGATGCTCCAGAGAGTTGCTCAAGATGCAAGTAAACAGCTTACAAGATACGTTGCAAATTCTAACTTTGATAAGGTGCTTAACTAATGACGACTGAAAAAGCGCATCATCTCTACGGAGGTTCTTCTGCTGACATATGGGTTAATTGTCCAGGGTGGGCTTCCCTTGTAAAAGACTTACCTCCCGAAGCTGCCGGAGTGCATGCAGAAAGAGGTACGGCTCTCCATAAGGGAGTACTTGAAGTTAAAACTCATACTGAAATTCAGCATAGAATAAAAGGAACTCCTCTAGAGTTTGATTACTCAAGTATCCCTAACTGGCCAGAAGAAGGGCCGGACTTGGCAGATGAGTTCTGGAGTTTAATTTGGGAAAGAGTGCTTGAGCAATTCATCACTGGTAAAACAATTTTTATAGAAAAAAAGCTAATGCTTTTTCCTGAACTTGACTGCGGAGGTACTGCTGACTTTATAGCTCTCTTTTATAACGATAAGGGAAAGTTTGTTGCAGTGCTTGGAGACTGTAAGTTCGGGAAGGTTAGGGTTTCTCCTGATAAGGAACAACTAAAATTCTACTTGACTGCCCTAAATCGGGCAGTCAAGGCGAAAGGCAGATCTATAGATGAATTTAGATCCTTTGTGTACCAGCCTTCTCACAGCGAAGTTTTTACAGAACACAAATTTACAAAGTCCGAGATAGAAAAGGCCGAAGTAAAATATGAGAAAGCCATCATAGAGTCTAAAAAAGAAAACCCTAAGTTTAAAGTAGGAAGTCACTGTGAATACTGTAAGGCTCAAGGAAAATGTATTACGTACAATAAGCATTTGGATACTCAAATGGAGATTATGGTTCTTAGGAATAAGACTGAAGTTTCTCTTGCGCCGGCTGAAACGCTATCAGATGAATCACTGGCCAAAATAGCACTCTTTGGAGAGAAGATTACTAAGTACATTAAGAACGTAAAAGGCGAGGTGATGCAACGCTTCCTAAACGGAAAGCCTGTAGCCGGCCTTAAGATAGTTGAGAGTCGCTCTAATAGAATTTTTAGAAATGAAGCTCAAGTAATAGATGAGATGCAAAAATTAGGAATAAATCCCTTTAAAGACCCTGAGATAAAAGGGCTTGGAGCAATGGAAAATTCCCTTGTCCAGATAGGATACAAGAAAGCAGACGCTAAAAAGGTTATCGACTCCTTTACCGATAAGCCTTATGGCAAACCAAAGATCACTACCGCAGATGACCCAAAACCTGATTACATTTTTAAAGATGCAAGCAGTCTTTTGGATTCCTTTGATGATAGTGAGTATTAATAACTTTGTTAAAATTGGAAAATAATATGGCAGATAAAACAACAGCAAACGGATTCTATATACATAAGGGCGATGGCTTCTCCGGGATTTTCGGAAAAGATATTCCTTCTCCTGTAGGAAGAATCGCGTTTGTAAACTTGGTAACTCCTACCGGAAAGCCTACTCCTAAATATGGACTAGCACTTCTTGTAGACAAGGCAGATGACAAACAGAAAGCTGAACTAAAAGCTATTCAAGAAATGGGTAAGCTTATGGCGATTGATTTCTGGGGCGACAAGGCCGGAGAGATGCTTAAGCGCACTAAAAGAGCAATCTTTAGCAACGGAGATGAGCCTTCAAGTACTGGTAAAGTATACGAAGGGTACGAAGGCAAGTGGGTTATTAATGCTCGTAATGCAAACTCTCACGAGAATGCAAGGGGCTTTAAGATCCTTGGCAACATGCTTCCTGATCAGTTCCAGTCTGGAATGCTTTGCCGGCTGGTAGTATGTCCTTATCTAAACTCTGACGGATTCTCTTATACCTTAAGAGCAATCAAGCTAGTAAGCGATGACGGAGTAAGATTCGGGGGAGCACCGGACCCAAGTTCTCTAAT